TCCCCTATACCCCCTCCCCCTCCCCCTCCCTCCCCTCCCCGTGGTACCCCCGTGTTGGGCTGGCTCGAACGTGTGTTCCATGTGGGTCTCATGGGGTGAGACTCCTGGGCCCTAAGGGGTGGTGTGTGTGGTTGGGGTCACCCCCCGTTGGGGTGGACCCGGGACGTTGGTCGCATGTCGTGCCTCACATTCCGCGTTGGTTGAATGCTGTACGTTTCGCATCGTGGGATTACCTGTGGTGCATAGGCTGGTACGTAGGACTGAAGAGGGCTTATAAGTCACGTGTGCTTGACACGAGCCGGGTGACGCGGTGGCGTGATTCCAAGGGAAAGTCGTGGCCCCCTATGGTGAGGGCGTCAACTGCACACACCTCCCTTCCTGATTGGAGACACACATGAACGCTATCGACTCTCTGCTCTCTGCTCTCTCGTCTGCCTCGTCCGTCGTCCGGCGGGACGCATGGACGGTGACGCTGCCCCGGGTCGCCAGCCGGCTGACCGGTGGGGAGCGCGGCATCCTGGTCTGCGTCCTCATGGATCTGCGGCATGCGGCGATCGATGCGGCGATGGAGCGCGGGTGCCCGTCGCGTGAGGCTGCGCGGCACCGTGATCTGACGGTGCGGTCGCTGGATGAGGCGCTGGCGCTGGTCAGCTGAGCGATCGAGCGGGGAAGCCCCGGTCACCCGGTTGGGTGGCCGGGGCTTTCTGTATGTCTGCGACCGGACCACTGCCGCAGTGTGTTGACGCGTGTGATTCGGGGCTGAAGTGGCAGCCCTAGTACCTGGGTGCAGGACGGTGGCGTGGGGCGCCGTACGTGGCTGTGGTGTCTCCTGGCTGGGCGTGCTGACTGGCCGGCGACGGATCGATGTGGGCGTGGGCGCGGGAGCCTCGCGTGCCGGGCTCCAGTGCCCCGCGTGGAGGCGAGGATTGGGCTCTCTACATGGGGCCCTACCCCTCCCATCTCACATGCTGAGATTTTCCCGATATGAGTTTCTGGCGTCATCCTGCGGGAAAGTGGTGATTCCCCGCGTGAATCGCCCACCAATCCTCCCGATCCGCTTGCCATCGGACAGCGGGTCGGTGCATCATTGAGTCATCGCCGGGGACGACGGCAAGAAAGATTGAGAACTGCACAGAGGAACAGACCGAGGCCCGGGAGGGTCGGGCAAGCGGGACGGAGCACAGCGCTGCCGTACCGAGCGGGGCGGGCCCCCGTGACCCCGACGGGCACATGACGGGTGAGGAGTAGGGCCGCTGTGACGGCGATGCTCCTCCTCTCATGCGGTCCCATCACGGCCGTAGGGGATGGCGGCCATGGTGGGATCACATGGGAGAAACCCCAGAAGCACACACGCATCACACGCAGGAGGAGATAGCGATGACACGCACACAGTGGACGAGCCGAGTGGTCACCGACACGATCGGCGACGCCGGGGCGATCATCCTGAGCGACGAGAGCACCGCCTACGATGACCTGAAGACATGGGTCATGGACTACTACGCCGTTGACGAGACTGAGGCCGAGTGCCTGGCCGAACACCTCACCGCGTCAGTCCTGACCGCGGAGGCCCGGGAGTACGCGATGGGCCTGTTCGGGCTCGAGGTTGAATTTGATAGCGAGTGGTCCGCGGAGCGCAGTGCTGAGGCGATCTATGAGCGCCTGGAGAGGGAGGGTGAGCCGGTGACGATGAGCCGCACCGCTGTGTCACTCGGGGCGGTGAGCCTGGCACTGGGCGACGACCGCGGAGAGAGTGGCGATGAGGCGCTGGCCGGGGCATGGTGGAAGTGCGGCGACGAAGGTGAGGGCTGGATCGCCGATGAGGCCGACATCGAGAAGGCCGCGGAGTACCTCCGCGCGGTCGCCGGCGAGAACTGACGCACACACTTACGAGCGAGAGGATGAGGACGATGGAGACGACGATGATTGCGGATGCTGTAGAGGAAACGCGCAAAGCGCTGGAATGGACTGACGAGGCGTACGCGCTCGGGGGTGAGGTCGATTGCGGCTGGGATGACGACGACACGCTCGGGTGGCTGCGCATGGGACCTGTCATTGTCGAGTGGCTGCGTGATCCGTACGGGGATGGGCAGGAGGATTGGGTCGCGGTGAACGTGTCGGTGGCCGGTGAGCCGTTCGATTCGGACGGGTACTCGCACCTCGATAATGCCGTGAAGGACGCCGCACGGCGGACGATGGAGTGGCAGCACTACTGCGACAGCGAGATTCGCGACGGCGTCGCGGCGGGGCTGGACGAGCGGGGCGAGGCCTACGAGTGGGTGAAGGCGGTGGCCGAGTGATGAGCATCATTGCCGGGTTCCTGTGGGGAGTTGCGGCCTGTTTCGTCGCTGCCGCGATGGTCCGCGTGCGGGATGAGGGTCGCCTCCGGAGCGAGGAGACTCTTCCTCTCATCACCCTAGTGGCGCTGCTACTGGGCGCGGGACTTGCTGCGGCACTGATAGGCAGCATGGCCTGACCGGCCGCACGAACAGACAACGGAGGACAGGATGACATTCATCGGATTGGTGTGGTTCACCATTGCGGCGGGCCTACTCGTGGGAGTACGGCGCCGCGCGTTCGCGGTGCACGTCGCGGACACGGTTGGCGTCTCAGCGGTCGTCACGATCCTGCTTGTCGCCGGCGCCCTGGCACTGGGCGTAGGGGCGCGGGACGACGTGCGCGAGGCGCAGACGCCGACGGCGGTGGAGGACGTGTCTCCGACACCGATACTGCGGCAGGACCGTACGGGGACGGAGACGTCCCCGATCACGGTCGGCCCTGCCGACGCCCAGCATGATGACCGGGGGCGCGTCGATAGTGTGTTGACGCCGCACGGGTCCCCGGTCATGGCGACGCCGGATCGGAGTGCGGCGTGAGGGACGCGCGGCACACGACGGAGCACAGTGGGTTGGCGGCGGGGGTAGGGCTCCTGCTCCTCGCCGCCCTACTGGCCGCCATGTTTCTGGGTGGCCTCACGCACGGGGTGAGGGACTGCGCCCCGTGCCCGACCATAACGCAGACGACTACGACAGGAGGAGACCAGTGAGCACGCTGAAGGAACGGTTAGAGCATGTACTGCCCGACGATCAGCCGGTGTACCCGGGGCCGCTAGGCCTTGGGGCGCGATGGACCGATGAGGACGGTGCGGTGTGCGCACTGTGGGTCAGGAAGGGGAGGGCCGTGGCGATCAATGACCTGCGTGGCCGGCTGACCGTGGCATCACGGCTGGAGATCGAATCCACGTGCCTACTGGCATTGCAGGGACTCAGGACGATGGTGCGCAGTACGAGGATGGCAGTGACCGACGGCGTACCACCGGACGGGGAGTTGTTCGATAGGCTCGGTGGTATCGGTGAGGTTGTGATGTACGGTGCCGGGCATGACGTGGCGTGGCCGCTCAGCCGGTGCTGGCTGGCCACTCGGTGGACGGAGTGCAACCGGGTGTACCGGGACGCGGTGAAGGGGCTCCAGTGAACGCCGTAGATCCGGGATTCAGGTACTCGATTAAACCGCGGGATCTGGCGGGCACGGAGTACCGGCGTGCCATTGAGGTGTTGACCGGGATAGGGTTCCCCTCCCACTGGATCCGGGAGGACGAGCGCGGCCAGCCGGTCGGTGTCATGTCGGACATGCCAGAGATGCGCGTCGCGCGAGTGCGGGTATGGCCGGCGCTGGTAGTGGCAGAGTTCGAGACGGAGGAGCATGTCCGGTTCTCCTACACGGAGCCAGCGATGCCACTGAACCACAGGTTCCGGGAGAACGCTCGGGTGTTCGCGGACGCGGTGCTCGTGCAGTCAGAGCGTCTTGCCCGGTACGCCGTGGAACGGCGCATGTGGGAACTCAATGAGATGTACACAATGAACAAGGCACACAATGAACAAGGTGAGACCTCAACAATGAACAAGGCACACAATGAACAAGCGTGATCTGCTCGTGCGCGCGGCGGTAGCCTCGTTCGTCCGGGGCAAGGCGGCGCAGGAACTTCGGGACGTGAAGGCCGAGTTGGATTCGATCATGGATGCGGGCGACCGTTCGTATGCGATGATCGATGACGGTGAAGTGGCGACGGTGTCGAAGGCGCGGGCGTCAACGAAGCCGGTCGTTGCGGACGAGGCGGCCCTGTTGGAGTGGTGCAAGCGAAATCGTCCGGACGTTGTGCGGGAGATGGTGGCCCCGTGGTTCACGGCGGCCGGGTCTCTGGCCCGGGTGATCGAGGAGACGGGGGAGGTCCCGGACGGAGTGGACGTTGTTGAGAGTGAGCCGGCGATCTCGGTGAGGGTCTCAACGAACCAGGGTGAGACTCTTGCGGAGGCCTTGTTGGCGGGGAAGGAGGACGTTCTCTACTTGGAGTCCAACCAATGAACAAGGCACACAATGAACAAAGGAGGATGGCATGTTCAGGAGCTATGAGGATTACCTTGTGGTCGGCGTCAGTGACGGGCGCATCTACACGACAACCCTAGACCACTTCCTTGAAGGTGCGGATGACCCGGATAGTCCAGACACGAAAGCTAAGGTGGTGCAGCGTCTCAAGGAGGAGTACGACGACGCCCGCGTCTACGAGTCCATGCGAGTGGTCGCCCAACGAACAAAGCACCATGAGTGGAGGTGGACGGTGCAGGTCATGGTCGAAGGACAGTGGGTCGCGCGAGACCCCTTCCTGTATGACGCCTGTATGACGACGCCGTTGTCGCCGTCCTACTCTCCGGAGCTTCGAGACCAGATGGAGAAGCTGGTCTGCGAGATGCTGGGCATCACGCCCGAGTGGCTGAGTACTTCATTCATTGACTACCGGATGGAGGACTCGTGATGGTGATCCATGATGTGATCGAGGCGCTCAAGGATGAGGCGGAGGGAGGGGCGCGCATCGTCCTGTCCCCCAATAAGGATGCCGCCGGGTACGTGACCCGGGAGGGCGGCCGGCAGGTCACGGTCAAGGTGACTGTTGACGAGGACCGGCTCTTCATCGAGCGGCAGGAGAAGTGGGGGGGTGACGGGGTCGAGCGCGTCGTGTCGGCGTCCGTGTGCGCACCGTTGACCCGCAACCTGATCAAGGCCCGCCTGTTCGATATCTGGGCGGCCGTCTGCTTGGCGGCCGGGCAGCACAGCCCTCAGGACAAGCGCTCTGGTCACCTGGTTGTATCGAATCATGAGGCGCGAGTGATGAAGCGGTTCCCGCTCTACAGGTCAGCAACTAACGGGACGGCGATCCTCAGGTTGGAGGACTCGACCGAGGCCCGCCGCATCCTGGCAATGAGAAAGGAGGAGGGGCAGTGAACCAGTTGTTCCCTGATTACATTGACCGGTACGTTGTGATCCGCAAGCAGTGGAGGGTGACGACCGGGTATGCGATCTTCGGGGCCGTGTGGACGGACCGGCTGAATGAGATCGCAGAAAGCGTTGGCGTTCCTACGCTTGATGAGCGGGAGGGTGCGAGCCGGTTCGAGAACGAGGTCTTCAACGACATCATCAATCGGATCCGGTTCCCGGAGTTCCTGCGCATGATTGGCGAGGATGATGACGTGGAGGTGTACGAGGATCTTCGCCTGGTTGTCCGTCCGGACGGCGAGGGTGGGTCGGAGTGGTCGTTCCAGGTCATGGAAGGCGGCTACTGGACGGACCCCGGTGAGGAGAGTGCGCTGCGGAACCTGACCCGCGTCTCCAAGTTGAACCCATCCACGGCCAGCCGGGAGGAACTGGCCCGCGAGGAGGAGGCCATGTTGCAGGGGGCCGGCGTCTACTGCGTGTCACCGACCATGGTTGATATGTGGAAGTGGTGATGGCCGTGTTCCCTGATAGTGCGGAGAACCCGCGGACGTTCCATTCGGACTCGTCCACAATGTACAGGTGGGAGCGGCTCGGCGGCGTCTTCTGGTTGTCGGTCAACGAATCGGGCCAGTTCTTGGGTCTCATATTCAAGGACGAGCCGGTCGATGGGGGCTACCGGGTGCAGGTCTTCTGTAGGTACAACTACCCGTCTCGGGGTATGGGATGGTTGGTGACCGGCATGGAGGACACTGTTAGGCTTCTACGCGGCCTGACGAACTGGAGCGCCCCGCTGACGGGGGCTCCTTTCGGTGTTGTCGAGGCGACCGACCGGGTCACTGGGGCCGAGGTCACGGCCCCGGTCTACCTCTCCATCGCCGGGAAAGCAGCACTCACACAGCAGGACTACGAGAGCATCCGCAGCATTCTGAGGAGGAGAATGAGATGACGGAGCACAAGCCGACCGTGAACGAAGCATGGCTACAGGTCATGGGGGACGTGCAGGCGATCAGGAAGCAGCAGCGGAACACGAGGCAGGGCTTCTCGTTCCGGGGGATCGATGACGTGATGAACGCCGTCGGACCCGCACTGCGGAAGCATGGGGTCGCCGTCGTACCCGTGAGGGTGGACGAGGCGCACGAGCGGATCAGCCTGGCGTCCGGGAAGGGGGCGACCGAGGTTCGCGTTGGCGTCACCTACTCGATCATCGGCCCGGCCGGGGATCGTATCGACGGGTACTCGGTTGGCGAGTCCATGGATACTGGGGACAAGGCGACGGCTAAGGCTATGAGCGTCGCCTATAGGACGTTCTTATTGCAGGCGTTGACGATTCCGACGGACGAGCCCGACCCTGATCTTGAGGTGCACGAGCAGGGCGCGCCGGACCCGGTGGAGATGGCCAGGGCGGCATGCCGGGTGACGTTGGCGGACTTCTGCGACCGGCACGGCATCGACCAGAATCAGGCAGCGGAGGCGTACATGCAGGCCGGCGGGACGGCGGACCCGGAGCAGTTACGCCGGTGGCTTGAGCGCACCTACACGAAACGATGAGACAGGAGAGGGCGACCCATGGGAGGACTCGCAACGCACCCGGCTTGGGAATCGATCGCGAAGCTGGAAGAGTGGTTCGGCAACAAGAATCTCGATGTCCATGTCCGACGAGATGGTCCGGCGATTGCGGCGGTGAAGTCTATCGGGGCGACGTTTGAGTTCTGCCTCGACGGCACGGGCGTTGTCGAGCACGAGGCTCGGGCCGGTGGCGTGAGGCAGCTTGTGGTGGGGGGCATGGATAAGCCCTCATCCCTTCCTCACGTCATGGGATGTATTGCCAAGGAGCAGCCCGACCCGTCCCCGTTCGTCGGGGAGGTGCGGGCAGAGGTCAGTCGGAGCACTGGTGTGCTCCCGCTCGTGATCCCGGTTGCCAACAGCAGTGTGGACGCGGCTTGTGAATTGTTGTCCTTTGTTGGCTTGACTTCCCTGCGAGTCACGGTCAGCAGGCGGGACGACGGCACGCACGGTGAGAAGATTCAGCGAGGACGGTGGCCGGACGCTATGACAATCCATTTCCCCACCATGAGTTGCGGGGCGATTCGAGACGCATTGGAGGTTATGAATGTCTGACAAGGACGTGGTTCGTGCGCGTGGGATGAGGGACTTCCGGCAGGCCCTTGAGTGTGAGCCGGAGGGGACGCTGCTCGTCCTGAACGAGAGGGGGCCCTACGTCATCCCCGTAGCGCACCGGGACACACCGTTCCCGGAGGTTGTCGTTCGAGACGAGGCGGCCCTCATTGGTGGACACCTCCCCCTGCACATCACCGTCTTCGATGGCGGTGAGATCTCCGTGGAGAACGTCGCATCCGTGAGGGCGGACACCGACGGGCGCGTCAACGTCGCTGACACGCCGAAGGTCGCCATCCTCTCAGCCGGCAGCGCCGCCGTCAAGAATTGTGGGGTAGTGGTCGCGAACAAGGGGATCTCGGTCGCAGCATACGACTGCGGTCAGGTCATTATTGAGGAGGAGACAGATGTCACAGATGCCTGACGACTATGACGACGAGGATAACGAGGCCGTCGGCTGCTACACGACCAAGAAGTTCCGGGAGGCGGTAGAGAAGACCCCGGACGGCACCATGATCTACCTGCGAGGGGAGGGCCAGTTCAGTGTCCCGAACGTTGATCGCCTCCCGCGGTGCATCGTCGCGACCGACGAGGCCGTGATCATGGGCGGCGGCCATTCGGTCAAGGCGCCCTGGGCGGACGTGATCGAGGAAGTCGAGTTCGATTGGAGGCAGGTGCCGTGAGCAGCCTGCGGCAGGGCGGCGCACCTAACCGGAGGATGCGCCGCCTCGCTGCCAAGTCCCCCAGGAGGACGGGCCCTGACTGTGAGGTGAGGGAGCTCGTGTTCCAGCGGGACATGTGGCGGTGCATCATCTGTGGGCGGGAAGTGGGTGCGATGCCTGCGAGCATCCATCACCGGAAACCCCGGGGCATGGGAGGCACCAAGGACCCGTCGGTGAACAAGCCGTCGAACCTGATCGTCCTGTGCGGGACCGGGACGACTGGCTGTCACGGCAGGGTCGAGGGGGACAGGGCTCACGCCAGGGAGGAAGGGTGGCTCATCTCTCAATGGGCTGATCCGGTAGAGGTTCCCATCCGATACTCCGACGGCAACATGTACTATCTGACAGACACGGGAGACAAGGAGGAGACCCCACCGTGCTCGTGAGAATCAGCGTCACATCCGACATCGTCGGAGACTTGGACATCGCCAAGCACGTCAACTCGCCGACCGTCACGGGCGGACGATCGGATGTCGTAGCCTGCGTAGAGATCGAGAAGGGACTCCTCGCACAGACCCTCATCGATATCTCACACCAGATCGCCAGCAATGACCGGGGCCGTTGAGTGGTGCGAGCACCTCACGACGCACGAGCACGGGTCGTGGCGCGCGTATGAGGTATGCGGGTGCAGGTGCGAGGAGTGCAAGCGGGCCCGCCGCCTGTACCGGAAGGCCGTCGCAGTGCGGAGTAGAACGTCCTCATCGAGGATGCCACGGGGTCCCGTGATCAGGAGGGTCCGACTCCTTTCGACCGGCATGTCATTGCAGGACATCGCCAACCGGTCCGGCCTCCCCTATGAGACGGTGAGGAAACTCCGGTACAGCAGTGGTCATTCCACGGTCCAGTATCGGACGTGGACTGCGATCGAGAAGGTTCCCGTGCCGGCGTTCTGCACGCCGCACCCGATCAAGCGGAACTTGCATGACGCGACCGGGACGAGGAGGAGGCTTCAAGGCCTGGCCGCAATAGGTTGGAGCCTTGAAGATGTTTCTAAGGCTTCCGGGCTTACCGCGTCCGGGCTGAGTAAGATCCGGTACGGGGCCCATGACGGCGTGGCGGCGACCACGGCCCTGGCTGTCCGCAAGGCCACCAAGGAGTTGGCGAAGCGCACGCCGCCCGTGGGGAAGAACGCTGAGATCGTCCGGTCCCACGCAATGGCCAACAAGTGGCCCTCACTGTGGGCGTGGGACGACGACATCGACGACCCGGAAGCCAGGCCGAAAGGGGCGAAGCGGAAACGATGAAACCAAGAACGAAGCCGCGCAAGTGCAAGCAGTGCGGGCGGATGATGAGGGTCCGGAGTTACGTGGCCGCCTACGAATGGCCCGACCTCCCCCGCTACGGAGCTCACGGCATGTGCGAGACGTGCTACTGGTTCTCGATCAAGCGGGAGAAGCAGGCCGAGAAGGCCCACAGGAGGGCCCTCTGGGCGAAGGAAAGGAGAAGCCATGCCCAGGAGTAGGGCGAGCGCCAAACAGGCCGGGAGCAGGTTCGAGAGAGTCATCGCCGATCACCTCAACGACCGCCTGGGTGGAGGGATCGATCGCAAGGTCAGGACCGGAGCGAAGGACGAGGGTGACATTGGCGGCGTTACCACACCCGCTGGCCGCCCCATCGCCGTCGAGTGCAAGAACGTCACCCGCCCCCAACTCGCCAGCTGGATCCACGAGGCTCACACAGAGGCCGATAACCTGGGGGCCGCCGCTGGCATCATCATCCACAAACGTCACGGAAGGTCGGCCCCTGACTGCCAGTGGGTCACCATGACCGTCGCAGACCTCGTCGCAATCCTCGCCGACAAGGAAGGAACCACACCATGAACACCATCCGTATGCAGACCACCAATGACACGGCCAGGCGGCCGGTCCGCGCCACTGACTCTTCCGCGGGCCTCGACCTCAGCCTCGAGGATGACGTTGTCGTCCGCCATGGGAGTATCACCGTCGCCAACCTTCCTTACAGGGTCGCCGTCCCCCACGGGCACGTCGGCATCCTCGCGCTCCGCAGCAGCCTCGGCGCCCGCGGGATCAGTATCCCCAACGGCATCGGCATCATCGACAGCGACTACCGGGGCGCCCTTAAGCTGACGCTCACGGCCCTCCCCGGCACCGACCCGGTCACTCTCCGCGCTGGCGAACGCGTCGCCCAACTGGTGATTCTTCCCGCCGTGTTCCCCGAGCCGGTCGAAGCGGATGTCAACGCGGACGAGACTCAGCGCGGCGAAGGTGGACTCGGGAGTACTGGGACCGAGGACCTGGCCGCCGGGGATGCCGTCAACCATCCCGCTCACTACACCGCCTACGATCCCGAGGTCATCACCATCACCGAGCGCCTTAGCTTCTGCGCGGGCAACGTCGTCAAGTACCTTGCCCGCGCGGGCAGGAAGCCCGGCACCCCCGAACAGCTGGACCTCGACAAGGCTCACTGGTACATGTGTCGCATCGCATATAACAAGGACGGCACCTTCAACAGGGACGCCCTCGACGACGCCTGCGGCAACATCCGCGGCACCATCGCCGCCTTCACACCCGCAACAGAGGGCCCCTGGCAGGACGTCTTCAACGCCGTCACCTGCCTCGCCGACGAGATCGCAGACAACGCATACCCATGCCAGATGGCCCGCGAAAACAGGAACGCCCCCGGCGTGCGGACCAACACGCCGGGGGCATTGAGACCCCATGAGACACACGAAGAAAGGAAACCGCCCCACACGGAGGAGTAATGGGGCAAGCCACAGAACACCTGTCTCTCGAGAAGAGACTATAGCACAGGAAGGAGAAGACCCGCATGGCTCTTGAAGCAGTCCTGACCGGTAACCTCGGAGGGGAGCCCGAGATGCGGTACACGCCGCGGGGAACCGCGGTTCTTGAGATGCGAGTGGCAGCGACGCTGTCCAGGAAGAACCGGGACACGGGAAAGTTCGAAGACGACGGCGACCCTTTGTGGGTGTCAGTTGCGTTCTTCGGGGAGGAGCACGAGTGGCTCGCCAACCTTCTGCGGAAGGGGGACCGCGTCTCGGTGGCCGGCCCCCTCGTCCGTAGGGTCTGGAGCAAGCAGGACGGCGGCAGCGGGGAGTCCCTTGAGATCCGCTTCCCCCGCCTCCTCGGCTACCAGAGGAAGCAGGACAAGACCGGGGGAGGTGCGCCGAGTGGACGACCCGCAGCGGGAGGATACGAGCCCCCGTTCTGATCACGACGAGGCCGACGACGCAGTCCTCGCGCTCGCCACATCCTGCGCCGCGTCGGGGCTCCTGGCCCTGCTCTGCGTCGGCGTCGCCGCAACCATAGGAATCGCGCTGAAGATCGGAGGCGTCATATGATCATGACAGTCACGGCCGGGGAGTTGCGGAAGGACGACTACCTCGTCATCAACGGCGGGGCGTGGAGGGTCCTCAATGACAGCGAACTCCTCGCGGACTTCGACGAGCAGGATCCCCTTGGGTGCTGCAAGGTCGCCCTCCTGGAGGCCACATCGAACACGGTGAGAGTCTTCGCGATCAAGCAGGAGAAGCTGCTTGACATCATCCGGGCCCAGGGGTAACCTGGTCTCATTGCTCCTGGTCGTGGGCCTTCCTACTGGTCAGGTTTGTGGTGTGTTGTGCAGTTGAGCCCCCGCCTGGATCTAACCTGGCGGGGGCTCAACATTGGGAGAAGGGGCGTCGCTTAGGACCGCCCCTCTATCCTACGCAGACGAACATCAAGATCAACACTAGCGCTCTCGGCGGACTCCCGGACCACCTCCACCGACGCCGTCAGTAGGCGGATGTCGTCCCGGAGCCCGTCCACCTGGGCCTCGACCCGGCGGTCCCGGTACTCCCGGGCCTCCTCCTCCTTCTGGCGCTGCTCCTCCATCACGTCGAGGCGACGGAAGACCGTCTGGAACTTCGCGTCCAGGTCGTCGCGGAGGTTCACCGAGTGAGTGTTATTAACCCCGTCGGCTGCGGCCTGGGCGTGCTCCTCGGTCTTGGCGATCTTGGCGCCAAGGCCGCGGATACCCTCCTCCACCCGCTTCCTGTAGGAGTTGACCTGTGAGGCGGCCAGTCCGAGGATGCCGGTGAGGAGGGCGATCGCGGCGGCAAGAATGTCTGGTGATCGCAGAATCATGTCCACCGAGAACCAGTCGTTCAAGCCTGCTCCTTTTGTATTACTCCGCGCCCTTAGGGTTGAGGGCCTCTCCGCCGGGGGTCAGGAGGCCGGCCCAGTCGAGGAAGGACTTGCCGTTAACCTTAACGCCCTTGAGGACGGTGAACGCGGTCTGGATGAAGCCCGCGTAGGCGGCCGCCTGGGCGACCAGGAGAGCCCACTGCTGAGGGTGGTTCGAGGAGAACCAAGCGGCCGCAGCGATGGCGATGGCTGCGGCGAGGGCGAGGACGCGGCGCTTCGCCGGAGTCCAGGAGGGCTTGTCGAGGCATGCCTGGACGAGGGGCCATGCGACGGCGATGACAGCGCCGATCGCGGAGGTGGTGGCAACGTCGGCCATAACTATCTCCTTGGTTTGATTGGGTTTCCGGTGGGTCAGGCGATGCCTGCGGCCTGGGCGGCCTTGGCTTCGGCGGTCTGCTTCTCCATGCGGGCGAGGGAGTTGCGGGCCTCCTTCACCTGGTTGTAGAGCTCTCCGTCGAACTTGACCCCTTCCTTGCCTGGGGTCACCGCGTCGGAGATGACCTGAACCTTCGCGGACAGGGCATCCACCTTCTCCGCAACCTTCTCGATCGCGTAAATCACGTGCCCGGCCTGCTTGACCCCGGCCTCGCCGTAGGTCAGGTCATTGTGAATCTGCTGAAGAAGAGTCACAGCCTCAGAAGCCATGAGTTCATCGTCCTCTCCCTGGCCCCCTGCGAGCCAGTTCCAGTAGTTGGCGTTGATGTAGAAAGAGTTGAGGTCAACGTTCCCGCCGTAGCCGGAGACGCGGCCAGCGTCGGTGTACTGCCAGCCCATGATCCACCACCCGTGCCCCGGGTCGTAGGGGCAGGACACGTTGATGAGGTTGCTGGGAGAATCCCCCGGATACCCGGCGATCCACAGCCAACACTTGGAGGCGACCGACTCCCACGCATGGGCTCCAGCAACGGAGGCCGACATGTAGACGATCGGGGTGATCCCCGTCCTAGCCTTAACGGTGTCGAGCCACTCCTCAGCCCACGCAACATCACCAACCCCGTTCGGATCCTCCCAGTCGAGGCACAGGACAGCCTTCCCGAGGTACGGGCCGACCGCCCCCAGGAACGTACCCACCTCCTCGGCCACACTGTTGGCCGAGTTCCAGGAGAAGTGATACAAACCCAACAACTTACCCGAGGCGAGGACAGCGTCCGCATGCTGACGGAAGCATGGATCCACATACCCGGACCCCTCGGTGGCCTTGACGAACACCGCCTCCGCCCCGGACGCACCAACATTGATGCCATCCTGGTGCATGCTGATGTCCATACCGACCATGGAGCCCCGCCAGTCCGGCTTGGAAGGCGCCTGCGGCTTCGGCTTCTCCATCTCGGACGACTGCTTACCGCTGGACCCGGGCCCGTCATAGGACAGGCACGTCGTCCACTTCGCCCGGCGAGTGAACGGGTGCTCCAAGTAGGCACGGATCGACGACTCCGACCCCGTATCGTCATCCTCGGAACCATCAGCCCCGGCGGACCCGTAGATGTCACCGGTGGAGTCGATCCACATATCCGCGATATCCGGGTTCCAGGGGTTGAAGGAACCGTCCGCGTTCAGGACGGCCATGGCAACGTGGCCGTCAGCCATGAGCAGGTCACCCCGACAGAACCCGCCATCCGGGGTCACCCCCGTCCAGGCGTCACCCCGGTCGATGAACCCCCGCTCCAGTGCGAGCCCCGGGATCGTCCCCGTCCATGTCACATCCGACACGGGGAACATCCCCTGGGACCCGTCCCGCACGTACGGCGTGCCGAGCAGAACATGCTTGGCGATGTTGTACGCGCCGGTGACGAGACTGGAGCAGTCCCCCTCAGCGGTCTGGTTCAACCACCCTTGATCGTCGCACCGGTCGTACCACGACCACCGGTTCGACTGGGAGTAGCCGACGCCCGGATTCCGCTTCTCGCAGATGTACCTGGCCTCGCGGGCCGCGTACTCCTGCACGCTCGTCATACTCGCCCTCCTAACTGATTTCTATTGTGATCAAAGTGAGCAGGATCAGCCACAGGACCAGGAGTATGGTCCTGTGATAGTCGCTCATGCCTGGTTGGGGCGCTCGACGGGGGCCATCACGGTGGGGATGATCCTGCCGCCGCCTTGGGTTGCGTGCATGACGACCGTGTTGTTCGGCCATATCTCCACCACCGAGTTGTCGCCTTCGACGGCCCCGTCCACACGGTTGGGGATGAGGCGGAGGGTCGGGTAGGAGACGCGGGACGCGACCTTCACGCTCTTCGGGATGTCTACGAGCCGCACCCACCTGCCGACCGCGTCGTTCTTGTCGAGGTTCTGCCACTCGGCCTTGGGCTGGACGATCACGTACCCGTTGAGGACACGCCACTTGAACTTGCCCTTACCCGCACCCTCGACGATGTCCATCCACCCGGTGTCGTTGACCCTGGACGGCCCTTGCGGGTTGTCGAAGGAGGCAGACTCGCCGACGGTCTGGAGGAGAAGGTCCGCGTTGAATGGGAGCTCGCGGCCGACCAGTTTCATGACGTCGTACCGGCCGCCCTGCTGGGGGTTGAAGATCCCCTCGAGGTGCCCGGCCGGGGTCCCGTCGTCCTTCGGCGGGTTCGGCTGGGCGTTGTTGGCGCCCGTCCCGTGCTGCGAGTAGGCGTCTACGAAGACCCGGTAGGGGAACCGCCAGTTCGGCGTGGCCCCGGGGCCGCCAGCGACGATGTCCACCGGCTGAAGGACACCGTTCTCGTCGGTCTGCAACGTCATCGATGACGGCTCGATGCCCTTAGCGAGCTCGACGCCGTGCCGGCTGGGGACGAGTCGGACGACGACAGGCGGCATGACGTCACCCGGAGCCTTGCCGGACTCGTCGTTGTTCCACCACTTCGCGACCTGGCCGCCGATCCTGGCGAACGGAGACTGCGGGGCGGCGGCCCCCTCGGCCTCCCCGGGGAGGACCTGCCCGGGGAGGAGAGCCTTGGGGTCAGGGACGAGTTTCTGCTCCTGCTTGTCCTTGTTCTTGTCGGACAGGTGCGGGTCGGTGTCGGTCGGTTTCAGGTCAGCCGGGGTTTCCGTCACTCAGTCCTCCTCAGAAGGGTCCGGCCGGGTTATCGACCGGGGCGCAGACGGTCGGGTAGATGCGGTCGCCAGTGGCGGTGGCGTAGCAGGAGACCGTGTTGTTCGGCCAGACCTCGATGACGGACCCGTCTGTCTTGTTGTTGGATAGGGGGAACGGGAAGGCGGTGCGGGACTTGACCTTCACATTGTCGGGGAGTTTCGCGAGGTTGACATTCGTGTTGATCTGCCCGGGGCCTCCGCCGATGAACCACCCGTCGCCGGACTTCCTGCGCACGTACACCATCCCGTACAGGACCCGGTACTGGAAAACTCCTGCACCGGCCAGGCCGGTTGGAATTTCCCGCCATCCGGTGTCCTTCGGCTGGGCCGCCGCGGCCGCCTTCTGGACGGCGTCCGCGGCCTGCGACTTCGCGGTGGCGACATCGGCCTTGGACCCGTACGCTGCGGCGACCTCGGCCTTCGTCGGGTAGTTGGACAGGTCAACGTTCCCGCCACCGCCGGTGTTGGGACGGTGCACGCGGGAGGCCAGGAGGCCGCCGTCATAGGGGGCGCCGGGGAGGACCGTGTTGAGGTCGATCGTCTTCCCCTGCTCGGCGCGCAGATAGCCGGTCTCGATCAGGCCGGGCCCGTAAACGAGGACCTGGTACTGGAACCTGTCCGGGGCGTTCACGCCGGGGCCGGGGGCGACCACATCCACCGTCGCCCCGTCGAGGGGGATGATGTTGCCCTGGTCGTCGGTCGCGAACTGGACGTCGCTGGGGGAGACCCCGTCCTTCGCGACGCCCTGCGTGATGATGGGGCGGGCGTAGAGCTTCAGCCGGGGGATGCCCCCGGCGGGGGTGACGATCTGCCCGGTGAGACGGCAGTACGGGGCCTGCGGGTCAGCCATCACTCACCGTCCTTCGCCTCAGTGGTCTTGCGGAGTTCCTCCACCATGGACTCGGCGATGACAGCCCGCTGGATAGCGGACGCCAACTCGGCGGACAGCCTGGTGATGACGGCCTGGGCGTCGAGTTGAATCTCGGGGGCGCCCTCATTGGTTCCAGCCATTCATGATCCTTTCGTAGTCCTCGTCGGAGATATTGTACTTCCCATCGACGATTTTGAGTTGGTCGAGCTGGCCTGCCCACGGCGATCCGGTGAGGTCCACGTTCGTCGCCGTGCTCCAAAGAGGGTCGGCCGGCACCGCATACGACTCGCCCAGGTGATCTTTCCTGATGTCCATGTTGTAGGTGGCGCGGCTACCCTTGACGAGGACGCTGACGACGTCGCCGGGCGTCCCTTCGAGCTCAACATACCAGGGGGCGGAGGAGATGTCGTACTTGTCTCTGACAAGCCTGGACCGGACCGGGTTCCACGCCGAGGCGATCGCCGCCCAGGGGCCCATGTCGGTGGCCAGGGTCGGCACGTACTCCGGAAGCGTGTACCTTCCCTTCCCGTCCGCGTCGAGGAGGACCTGCGCCCAGTACTCGATACCACACCAGGGGGACTCGGTGCAGACGTGCTCCAGGAGTTTGCCCTCCATGCGCCCGCCCGGCTCGGTGTACCCAGGGAGAGGTGAACGGAACTTCTTGTTGAACGGACTCAAATGCACGCCCTTGCCGTCCACGTAGACGTAGTGCTGGCTGTCCCAGAACATGCCGATGTTTTCCTGCTGGACGTGAAATCCGTTGTTCCTGTTCCCCGTGGTGAGGTGGGCGTAGGTCGCTTCGATGCCGAGCCTGCGCATCCTGTTCACGTACACGCCGAACGTGCCGCCGTCAGCGACGGGCTGCCCGTTTATGTGGGTGAACCTCTGGAATACGAGCCGGTCATCGGCTTTGCCGAGCCTCACCTCGAAGAATCTGTCGAGGAGGTGTATGTGAGCGTCATTGAACTTGACGGCGAACGTGCGCGGGGTGAGGTTGAGGAACACCTGCCCGTAGTTGAGTCCGGCGTCGGCGTAGAGGCCGTTCGTGGAGAGGGTGAGCCTGGGGGCGTAGGTTCCGTTGATGCGGGGCGCCTGGATCATGATCTCTGGCAGGTACCCGGTCGCCTTCGTCTCACGGATCGCAATGATCCCACTGTTCAGGTAGTTGCGCTGCTTCGAGGCCATGAGGACCCCGCAGCCCCACTTGTCATTGTTGCTGTCGAACTCACTGCCGTTGAACTTGATGTCACCAAAGTACGAGTAGGACCACGTGTCCTCGTTGCCGACGTTGCCGCGCAGGTAGACGTCGCCAGACTGGGGATTCATGCGGAAGGTGACGCGACCGCCCTGCTTGGCGAGCAGCCCGTCTGGGGTCATGGCGAGGAACGTGGACTGGTCCCTGCTGGTCTGGAAGCGGGCGCCGGTGATGACCTGCCCGTCGATGGCTCCGGCCCGGATGTTCGCGGCGGTGACGGAGTTGGCGTCGAGCATCCCGGCCTTGATCTTGACGAACTCGGCGTCGTGGGAGTGGACGATCTTCGCCCATATCTCCTGTGCGACGGCTTTCTTGAAGTTCGCTTCCCCGGAGACGACGAGCTGCTCGGTCTTGAGTTCGAGGAACTGGCCGGTGGCGGCGGCGATCTTCCGGGCCGCGAGCTCGTTGATGGTGGCGGCCCCGGCAGTGAGCTTGCCGACGTCGAGGTTGCTGACGACGGCGGAGGAGACCTGGACTTTCTCCCAGTCGCCGCCGTCCCACTTCCATTCGGCGACGATGACCTTGTCGCCGGGCCGTTGGACGCGGCACGTGTCACCGATCGCGGCCCCTTTGAAGAAGGGCTTCGTGTCCTCCCCGCCGGTGATGTAGTAGATCTCCCCGAACTGTCCGTGCATGCGGGACAAGGCCGACTCGATTGTCTTGCCGGTCAGGTCGGAGACGATCTTCTGGTAGTCGTCGGTGACCTCTTCCCAGACTGCTCCCTTGTAGGAGTAGACGATAGTGGAGCCGGTGGCGTCTTTCGTGTTCGACGGGGAGGACTGTCCGGGCAGGGCGAACCCTGGGACGGTCGCGTACTGGCCGCCCTTTGTGCGTTCGTCCTCCTGGGGATTCTGTCCGGTGGGGTACGCCATGGGGTTACTTCGCCTTGATGAGTGCGGTCAGGACGACGTAGGGCTGCATGATGCTGTGGGCGATGTTGCCGCCGACGTCCCTGGTGACGAGTCGGCCTTCGGAGCCGTCTGCTTGGCGGGCGAGGAGTTTCCACGCGTCGCCTCCGGAGACGTTGGTTCCCCAGACGCCGATGGTTTCCCAGCCTTCTGCGGTGGCGCCTACGAGGTGGTTGTGGGAGGGGATCTCGTCCACTGTGAGGAGGTGGGTTTCCTCGCCGCCCATCTTCCCGGCGGTGTAGCTGCCGCCAGCGCCGACGGGGACGCGCTTCTCCATGTTGGGAAGGGCGAAGAAGTCGGCGTCGCCGGGGCCGAACCGTGTGCCGCAGATCTCCGCGAGCTGCGGGTAGAGTTTCTTGGAGACGTTGGAGCCGTCGCAGAACAGCCAGACGTCCTGGTCTGGGGAGGGGCCGCCGGTGTAGAAAAAGACGGTGCCGATGGGGATCTTCTCCATGTTCTGGATGAATTTCATGGCGTCCTGGTACTTCTGTTCCAGGTCGGTGATGCGTGCGGCGGTGGTGGCGAGGGTCTGCTCGACTGCTTTCTGGGCGTCGATGACGGCCTGCTGGGCGGCTTTGGTTGCGGCCTCAGCGGCTTTGGTTGCGGCGTCGGAGTTGGCGTCCGCCTGGATGATACCGTTCTCGATGTGGTTGAGGTCGGCCGCCATGAGGCGGGTCTCCTGGGGCCCGTACCCGTCCCGCCAGACCTTCTTGGGCTGGTAGCCTGCCATCCGTCACCCTCCTGCTTTCTTCCTGAGTACGAATATTCTACCGTCTGGTGCGACCCACATGCTGGAGCCCTCTTTGCCGTCGTCCGGCGGGGTTGGGCCGCTGGTGACGAGGCTGGTTGCGACGGTGGCCATGGCCCCGGTGAGTTGCTTGACTTGTTTGAGGGCCTCTTCGCGGGCTTTCTGGATGAGGACTTCGGACTTGGCTAAGTGCTCTTTGATCTGCTTGTCGATGGCGTCCGTGTCGATGAGTGATTCGAGTTTGATGGTCGCCGTCTTGCCCCAGTCGGACTTGTTGCCGGACCGGTCAACGGTGCGCAGGCACACCTCCCACTCCCGGATCTCGAGGCCAGCGATAGCGGTACGCACGAGGGGAGTGGGGAGGGACTGGAGTGGGGACGGGGGCCGTCCGGGCTGCTGGACGGAGATCTCCAGGGCCGCATAGTCCAGGGGCATGGACTCCCCGCGGCTACCTTTCTCGTCCCACATGACGTTCAGAATGCCGAGGTTCTGCGATAGGGTCGGCGCGGACGGCGTCGGCGGCGGCGTCAAGTCCGACGCGATGTCCAGGAAGAAGAAGTCCGAGTAGTCCCCGGGGACCCCCTCACTGGAGATAGCGCGGACGGCGAAGGAGTAGCGGGTGCCGCACTGGATACCGTAGATGTCACCGGAGTTCGACTTGGTGCGGGCGATCCCCCACGTTGAGGTGTCCGCCCCCTTCCCGTAGAGGATCTCGTAGGCGGTGATGTTGATGGCGGCGCCGTGGGTATCGAGGGACACGGGCGCCCAGGTGAGGGAGGCGATGCCGGTCGGGTACCCGGCGTCGTTGAGGACGGCCGTCGAGTTACCTGCGAGCTGGCCGACCTGGGCGGGCTTCCGCTGCCTCCGGTTGTCGGAGGGGCGGACCGTGCTCCCGGCCTGGGCGGCGCCTCCGACGACGCCCTTCTGTCTGCGTTGGAGGCGGGCGATCGTCGAGTCGATGATCGTCCCGAACGTCGTGTGCCCCTCGATCGTCCCGTCGGACTTGCGGGTGACGGAGATCTGGGTGACCTGGAGCTTCTCCATGCCGCCAGCGCGCTCGACGCTGAGCCAGTCCCCAGGGACGTAGTCCCTCCAGGGGAGGAGCCTGGAGGTGTACACGCTCCAGGAGCGGGTGATCTGCTCCGACGGCGTGGTCCCGGCCTTGAGGGTCGGCTGGGACAGGAGACGCGCGGTGCCCTCCAGGGAGATGCCGCCGGCCTCGACGACCTTCTCGATACGACGCAGGTCCTTGGGGGCCTGGTCGTTGTGGAACCTCCACGTGTTGCCCTGCTCTCCCTTGACGAGGACGTCGGTGACCATGTCGGTCCACGCGAACTTCTCGGGGGCGGCGGTGGTGTCCCTGTGCAGGAACCACCTGCTGCGCTTGGACTGGTCCCGGGAGAGGACTCCCTCGGCGTTGTAGACGCGCATGATGCGGCCGTCCCACATGACGTCGATGATGCCGAGGTTGATGAGGGTCTCGACGACCTGGTTCAGATTGATGAACTTGTCGAAGGCGAGGGTGACGACGTTGAGCCAGGGCATGCCTGCGGCGTCCACGTCGGGAGTGCAGTCGAGGGTGAGGCCTTCGCCCCACCCCCGGTTGACGGCGGCGTCCCAGAGGGTACGCAGGATCACGCCGGGGTTGACGGCGGTGAACTGGTACTTGCCGTCCTTGTCCGCGGCGTTGGCGGGGACGTCCCAGACGAGGGCCTCCTTGAGGCGGCTGGAGACGTGCACGAGGGTCAGTGACTGTCCCTTGGTGCCGTCGTTCTTGAGGTCCGTCTGGGATTGGAGGGACATGACGCGGGCGCCGGGTATCTCCACCCAGGTCTCCCCGGTGAAGGACATCTCGATCCCGATCTCGACTTCCTTCGCGAGGAGGGAGGATTGGGGGGCGAGGTCTCCGATGGGGTAGGACATGGAGACGGTGGGCGTCTTGTTCTTGGGGACGGTGACGGAGATGTCGGTGACGTCGGGGAGGACGGTGAGGCGTTCGCCGCCGATCTTGTAGGCTACGGCGCGCAGGCCGACACGGTCTCCGTCGGGGTCCTCTCCGATGGTGGGGAGGTCGTCGGGCCAGTCGATGTTGGGGATGATCGGCAGCGGGTACAGGGGTTCGGGGCCCGGCGCGTTGGGTACGACGGGCGGGGCGGGTTTCTCTTCGCCGCGGTAGGAGAAGAGGCGGACCTCGTTGATGATGAGGGGGGCGGAGACGGATGGGGATCGGTTGAGGATGGCGACCCAGACCCGGTTCTGCCCCTTCTTGTAGGAAACCTCAAAGGGGACTTCGATCATCACCTCCTTCTTCCCGGCGCCGACGGGGGCGAGCTGCGTCTTCTTCGGCCAGTGCAGGCCAGTGCGCTGCAACCCGACAGCCGGGGGCCCCTGCCTCCAGCCGAGACTCACCCAGGCGGGGACGTCACCCAGGTTCGTGATCATCAGGGTCGCCCGGTAGTTCCCCTCGGGGATGTCGTAGGGGCCGACCGTGACGAGCATGTCGTTGTTGTCCCCGGCGACACCGCGGTAGCGGAGGCCCGACTCGACGAGCCTCCACCCTTTGCCGAACTGGACGGCCCTACGCCACTCCTTCTTGATCAGATCAGGCATGTCAGAAACTCCTCGACGCCCTCACCCCGACGTAGCCGCCGGACCGTTTGACGGCGTACGCGCCGGCCGGGTCGGGCCAGATGGCGAAGCCCCGGGGAGAGAGGTCGAGCCCCTTGGAGGCGTCGTCACCGGACTCGTCCCACCCGCCGGGGGCGACGAACCTGGCCGTCACGGCGGCGCAGTCGATGCGGACGTTCTTGTTCTCCGGGACGGTGCCGGACCAGGAGATCCACGACCCGGACACGACGTCGGTGACCTTCAGGACCGTACCCGTGTAGGCGGTCGCAAGGAGGACGGCGTCGGTGATGGGCCTGCTTCCCCCGTCGATCGGGATGAGCAGGTTGGAGTCCATCGTCTTGACGGCGGTGTCCTTCCAGATCCCGGAGAGGGACTCGAAGATGATGGCGGTCTCGTAGATGAGGCCCCCGTAGTGGAAGGAGGGGTCGCTGATTCCGGAGACACGGACCTTGGTGGTGCGCTCGGTCATGCCCGCCGGCTTGTAGCCGAGTGTCATGAGGGTAGGCGAGTGGAGGATCGTCATGAGAGCCTGCCAGTTGTCCTCCAGGGCCGCTCTCCCGCCCCCCAGGGCCCCGTCCCGGGCGTCCGTGACCATGAGTGAGACCGTCACCTTGAAAGTCCCCCAGGAGGCTGTAGAAGCTGGCAGGACGCCGTTCCTCAGCGGCACCTCCACGGACGCGTTCCTAGGCGCGGCGACGCCGGGGATGTGAGTCCCCTTCATGACGAACCAGCGGCCCTTGGCGTCCTCAAGATCAACGCCGTTGAGCGTGTACTCGGATGCCACGCTTCCCCCTCATTCTCAGATGGCGCCGGCCAGCCGGATCCCCTCGGCCACCTCGTCACGCTCCTCGGACTCCTCCTTGGCCACAGGATAGTGGTTGACGATGTTCACCTGCTTCCACTCGGGCGCGTCGAACTCGGGGCTGTTGAGCCAGGCGTCGTTCAGGGAGGCGGCCTCGGCGCGCATCGTCTGACGCAGCTTCGAGAAGTCCGGGGCCACGGACAGGTCGTCCGTCAACCCGTTCAGACTCTTCCGCACATCACCGAAGGACGACTCGAGGCCGTCGATGAACCCTCGGATGACGAGGATACCGGAGTGGAACAGGATCTTACGGTCAACGGGCGCCGGGCCCTTCCAGTCGGGAAGGTACTGGGTGAGTCCTCCGAGGACGTTTGCCACATTCGAGAACATGGCGGTGATACCGTTGATGAACCCCTGAATCAGGTTGACGCCCGCCTGGTAGAGTACGTGGCCGACGTTCGCGAAGACATGCACCGCGGCATCGAAGACACGTTGGGCTGCCTGCCCCACCCATCCGACAGCCCCGTGGAAGGCGTCGGCGATCTGACGGCAACCCTCAGTGGCGAAGTTCCGGAGTGGTTCGGGAAGCGCCTGCCACACGCGCGTGACGGCGTCAACGATCGCCTGCCAGGCGCCAGCGATAAGACCCACCGCACCGTGGAAGATGCCGTTTAGGTTATCCACGATGCCGTGGCCGATCTGGGCCAGGGCACTTCCCATCTGCTCGAAGCCACGGCCGACATCCCGGGCGATCTCGCCGACGACCTGGATGAGATGAACGTGGGCGTCGAGGAAGTGGCGGCCCATGTCCGCGAGGCCGCGCTGAACCGGCTCCGGGAGAAGACGGATGAACCCGTTGAAGATGCCCGCCGCGGTACTGCGGAACGTCTGGGCCAGGCCGCAGAAGCCGTCCCACGCCAGCTGGGCGTTCTGGGTGATCTCCTCCCAGATGTTCGAGAAGAGCTCCTTGACGCCCTGCCAGGCCATGCCCCAGTCGCCGGTCATGAGACCGGTGAGAATCTTGAAGACCGACCCCAGGTTCGTCAGCCCGAAGGACAGGATGTTCCCCATGATGCCCCAGAAAGCGTTCCACGCCTCGCTAAGGCCGGACCAGATTCCGTTCCAGTACGCCGCGAACCCGTCCCAGAACTGCATGATCCTGTCGAAGACCGGCTTGCCGACCTGCTCCCAGTACATCTGGACGTTCGTCCACAGGTAGTTCCAGGCGGGGAGGAACTCGCCGTTCCACCAGTCGAGGAGCACCTGGAACTGGCTGGCGATCCACTCGCCGATCCCGGTCATGGTGTTCCGGAAGCCCTCACTGTTGTTCCACAGGTAGAGGAACCCGGCGGCGAGGGCGGCGATGGCGAGGATGGCGACACCGGCCCACCCGGCCGATCCGCCGAGGATCGCGGCGATCCCCTCCAGGCCACCAGCGATCTCGGAGACGATGCTCAGCCCCTTGAAGGCCAGGGCGATACCGCCGATGCCTTCGATGAGCGTGGCGATCGTATCCGGGTCCAGGCCGGAGACCCAGTCGGCGAACTTGTCGAGCCAGGGGGCCACGGCCTCGATCGCCTTCTTGAGGTCCTCACCCAGGATCTGGACGACCGGCTTGAGGGCCTCGAGGAGCTTGGTGAGAGAGGGGCCGAGTTCACGGATGGCCGTAGCGAGGACATCGCCGACGATCCTGGCCAACTCCCCGGCGAACGATGTGATCGACCCGAAGATCTCCCCCATCTCAGGGGCCACGGCCTGGAGGGACTTGACCGCGTCGAGGACGCCGTTGAAGAAGTCGATGACTCCCTTGGTGGCGCCGTCCGTACTGAACGCGGTAGCCAGGGTAGCGGCGACACGGCCGATGATCTCACCGGCGACCCCCATGGCCTCACTGATCGTGCCGGAGATCCTGGTGACGAGCGGGCCGATCCCCTCCAGCTGGGCGCGGAAGTTCTCCATCCCCTGCATGGCGCCGGAGAACAGGTTGGTGAGGATCTGTCGGCCTTCGAGGGAACCGAGGGCCGCTTCGATAGCCCTGGCCCGCGCGACCGCGTAGTCGAGGTTGAAGCCAGCCTCCTCCGCCGCCTTCGCGAACGACTTCATGATGCCGACGATGGACATGATGATGTCCCAGAGCTTCTTGGCCGCGTCGATGGCCCGCTCGATGGCCGACTCGATGCTGCCGTTACTCGCCCCGGCCTCGGCCCAGTTCGCGAACTTGTCCGCGATCTTGTTGAACCACTCGGCGAGCCTGGGAAGATACTGGGATCCGACGGACCCGAGGTGGATGATGCCCTCGGCCATGCTGCCGATCCCCGTCGAGGCGACCTCGGTGGCGAGGCGGGTGTTCTCGATCGACTTGGCGATGGCATCGAGGACGGACTGCTTGTTGACGGTCGCGGCGATGGCCTCGACCCACCCACCCTGGGCTCGAGCCACACCGGCCAGACCGTCCTGGAGGACGGGAAGGAGGTTGTTCGCCATCTCCCGCATGGGCGCCTCGGCCCGCTCCCAGAAGGCGTTGGAGACAGACTTCTGGAGGTCCTTGAACCCATCGACGACGTCGGGCAGACGGTCCTGGAAGTCCTTCAAGGACATGACGAGGGTGGCGACGCCGGTGGCGGCGGCGATCGCAGCCCCGGGGACGGCGTACAGGGCCGGCGCCATGCGGACCAGGGCGGTGGCGACTGCGGTGACATGTCCGACCGCGCTGCCGGCTGCGGACCCTATGGTGAGGAGCCCGGACGCGACGATCCCGGCTTTCAGGGACGTCTCGTCGAGGTGGGCGATGAGATTCTTGAGGTCCCTTGTGTAGTTCGACAGGGCCCGCCCGCCGGACAACGCCCCCAGCGTGCTGAGCGCCACAGCAGCGGCGCGACTATCGACGACCGGCTTGAGGTTGACGATCCTGTCCCTGGTCAGGACCGCCATCCCCGCCGTGGCCTTGCCCTTGTCGAGATCCACGTTGACGGTGACGTCCGCGTCGAGCTTCTTGATCTCATGCTTGAGCCGCCGCTTGGACGCCTCACTGAGGTGGGCGTGAGCCTCAATGTCGTCCATGGCGTGCTGGAGCTGAGCCTTGAGGGCCCGAACCCTACCGGCGTCCATCTCCGGGTGGAGCTTGATGTCCCTGCCGATGTCGGCGATGCGCTCACGGATCCTGGCCTCGTCACCGGCGCGGAGTGTGACGCCGATCCGCAGATCGGTCTTCAAGTTGTTGATCCGGTTACGGATCTCCGCCAGGTCGTGGGCGGAGATGTTCGGCTTGAGGTCGATGTCCCGCTCCAGGCGGGCGATCTCCTGGAGGGCCTTCTGCCTGGAGGCCTCGTCGATGTCGATGGACGCCCGGATGTGGGCGCGCATCTCGTCGAGCTTGCGGCCGATGTCGGCGATAGCGTGGTCGTCGATACGGACGTTCCCACGAATAGTGACCGACCGGTCGTTAAGGGCGGCCTGGGCCCGATGGAGGGCCCCCTGGTCAACATCCACGTGGGCGTGGATCGTCGGCCGCATGCGCTCAACGCGCTCCCGGGCCGCGGCGAGGGAACTCTTGTCCACCTCGACCTCGGCCCGGAACTCGACCGCGATGTCCTTGGTCTCCGCGGCGACACGGCGGAGCTTCCTCTCCAGTTCCTGCTTGAACCCATCAAGGTCGGGAATGACCTTGACGCCGAGCTTCCCGAGGACGCCTCCCGCCACGTTCGCCCCTTCCTCAGCCGATCATAGCCGCGTAGGCGGCCATTCCCTTTGCATCATCTGCTCGGATTATACGTTTGGTTCCGCTTTCGGCCGGGCGCGGGAACATCTCCTCGTTCTTGAGGGTGGCGCGCCTCTGACTGGCCGCCTTGGTGAGGAGCGTGACCTTGTCGATGAGTGCGGCGAGGTGGAGTTCGGTGATGGAGTAGCCGAACCATTTCTCGTCTCCGAGTGCTTTGGCCCTGGTCAGTGACCGGGGTTCCCATGGAAGCCGCCGGATGAGGGATTCGATGACCTCGGTGCGGAGGCCGTTCCCCCACGTGAATCCGTAGAGCGCGTAGAGGTCCGCCTCCGCATCCGGGTTGTCATCGAGGTATTCCCTCAGTCGTCGGCGGCGAAGAATTCCCCCAGGTAGGCTGTCCCGAGCTCGACCGTGTGCATGACGCCACGGGCCTGGGCGAGGGTGCGCCACCCGTCGAGGTCGGTGACGTACTTCTCCTCGAGGAGACGCAGGAGACCGGCGAGACCGGAGAGGTTCTCCGCGGAGAGTGCGCCGAGGCTCTTCTGCTCCCCGTCGTCATCGCTGAGGAACGAGGAAGCGGCGACCGTGATCTCCATGACCTCCGAGGGCAGGAGCGTCGCGGGGTCGCGGAGGAACTCGTGGCCCTCGATCTCGGAGAACTTCCGGGCCTCGGGCTTCTCCTCGCCGCTGGCGACGTCGGCCTTCTTGGTATCCATGTGTGCCTGTCCGTGGGGTAGTTCGAGTGGGTGGGTTCCCTCCCCCCGTGGTCACCCCACTCGTATGCCCAAGGGGGGAGGGAGACTAGGCGACCGTCACTGGGTGACGGTGAACTCCTTCATGGCGGAGGAGCCCTTGCCGTTGATGACCGCGACGCCCTGGTTGCCGGCGTTGGGCGGGACCGTCGCCGTGATCTTGGTCGCGGAGACGACCGTGAACTGGCTGACCTTCCAGCCGACGGAGACCGTGTGGGTGCCCAGGAAGTTGGTGCCCTCGATGGTGATCAGGGTGCCGGCCTTACCGGTGTTCGGAGTGATCGTCGTGATCGTCGGGACGCCAGCGGACTTGCCGGTGGGCTTGCGGGGCTCGAAGAACGTGTACTTCTTCTTCCCGGACAGGGGCGTCAGGAGGGTGGCGGAGAGCTTGACCTCGGTGAACTCCTCGTCGGAGAAGGCAGGGAGCGTGCCACCGACGGAGCAGCGGCGGTAAAGGTGGGCGGAGACCGCACCGTCGGACTCGACGATGATCAGGAAGGACTTCTCCTGAGTACCATCCAGTTCGATGTCCCACGCCTTGGCGGCCTGGTCGTAGGTGGAGCCAGGGAACGCGACCTTGAACGTGTCCTCAGACAGGTTGACCGAGTTGATCGTGAGAGTGTTCTTGATGGCCTCACGAGTGGACTTGACGGCCCGGCGGTCCCACGTGTCCTTGGTGGTCGTGTCACCGCCGTCGGTGTCGTTCTCGATCATGTTCTTCTTGGACGTGTCACCGAGCCACGTCCAACCCTGGGCCTCCAGGGTCGTGCCGTCGCCGAACGTGTAGTCCCCGAGGTCCGGGGGATTGGTGTCCGGGTTGGCGTAGTAGACGTGCCCGGTACCGGCGATCTCCAGTGCGACGCCAGCGGTATTAGCCATCTGTGCTCCTTCGAACTGCGATGATCTCAGCGATCATATTGAACTCATTGATGTCTGCCGTGGTCTGAGCGTCGTAGATGAGGACTGGCGGCTGGGTGATGTCCAGGGCTGCTAGTCCGCCTTCCGTTGTTCGTTCTCCGGCTCTCCTAAAGTCTAGAAGACCCTGCATGAACTCGACGGCGGCGTCTTCGCAGTCGTCCGCTTGGATGTCCTCGAAGACCCACCGGACGCGGATTCTCGTGGCGGCCGGTGTGGGGCCGTCAACAAGCTCCGTTCCGATTGGTTGGACGGAGACGAACGGGTACCGCTGGCAGTCGTCAACGTCTCCGCGCAGGTCAACGGTCAGGTTCGCCGCACGGCCTTTGGCGTACTTCTTGATGACGTCTCGGGTGAGGGCGATGACGAAGGAGGCGGGGCGTACGATCGAGTACTCCATCAGTACCCCCCGTGCCTTGCGACGACCTTGCGGAACACGCCGATGCCTTTGACCCACTTGCGGCCGGACGAGCCTCGGGGTCCAACGAAGTGACCGAACTCCGTGTGCCACGAGTAGTTGACGCCGGTCGTCTCGATGTGGTAGTCCACCTTCTCCTGGTGGAGGTGGATAGAGCTTTCGAGGAGGCCGGAGTCGATGTGCTTGGCGGCTTCGGCTTTGATCTCGGCGAAGATCTTGGTGGCGTACGCCCGGAACTGGGGTTTCCGGGAGGCGACTTCAGCGATGGCCTCGCGCTGCTCTCGGCCGACTCGGATCTGTTTGATGTCAGCCCCGTCCCGGTGCACGAGTTTCGCCATTACTTGGCCTCCGAGTAGAGGCGATCGCAGCGGACTTTGAAGTGGGCGGTCATAGGGGACGCGCCGAACTTGTTGGCGGATCCCGCCTGCTGGAACTCCCACCCCTCCATGCCCGGGGGGCCGACCATGATGGTGATGTAGGAGTGATCGGATCCGGGCCACCGTTCCGGGGGACAGCCGATGACATTGACGGTGCTCTCGTCGTCGAGGGCTTTCAGGCCGGTGCGGGTCTCGGCCGCCTTGAGGGCGTTGCCAGCTGCGGGCTGGACGAGGACGCGGTCTAGGACATATTCCTTGTCCTTGATGTACCTGCGTCCGGCGCGGCCGTCCTCGACTCGGACTGTGGTGACCTTGACGGTGTGGGGGCCGTTCTCCAGGAACCTGCCCTTGGGGCGGCGGACTCGTTTCACCATAGGATGTCGTCCTCGTCGAGGATCTCGGTCCCGAGCACCTCATAGTCTTTGTCGATCAGGGCCCTGTTGGTGCGCGTCTTAAGGTAGCCGTCACCGGTGAAGTTCAGGGTCCCGTACGGGCCCTCGACCCCGCCGAGGATCAGCCACTCGGCATCCGTGATCTCCAGCAGCCCGGACGCGACGGCCGAGTTCACCGAGTACGTGTACGTGCCCTCGGTCTCGTACTTGTACAGGCCCCCGCCCGGGGCCCGCAGGAGCCGGGCCACCGCCTCGGACTCGACGCGGACCAGGATGATCCGGTAATGCTCGTCCTGCGTAGCCCGAGCGATAGCGTCGGGGATCCGGGTGGCGATGAGTGCCTCGACGTAGTCGAGGGCCGCCTGTACGTACTTGGCCTCGTCCTCCTCCAGGTCGCGCAGGAGGGCAGCGGCAACGTCAGCGGGTGTCGCCTGTGTCATCACTGCCCTCCTGTTCGACGGTTACTCCCTTGTGGGGAGTCGATCACTTGGAGTTGTACTTCACGAACGCCTTGGTGTCGCGGACAACCCAGCCGAACTGGGCCTCCGCGAGGATCGCACCGAGGTTGCGGTCGAACAGATCGATGCCACCGGCCCGCTCGCTGGCGCGACGGTAGGTGATCTGGTTGACGTAACCCAGGCGGATGTTGTCCTTGAAGTCGCCGCCGAAGCCGAGGAGCTTCTCGACACCGGTCTTGGCCTTCTCGTAGCCGGAGACGGAGCGGTGCCAGGCGGCGGGCAGGCCGAGGACCGTAGTGAACTGGTCGGCCAGGTTCGTGGAGGCCTGGTACAGGGGGCGACCCTGGCCGTCCAGGGCGTTGACCAGCGAGGACCGGAACTTCGGGGCGAACAGGAAGTGGTTGAAGTCGAACTCGTGCTCGTCCACGACGTCGAGAACGACGGCGTCGTAACCGGCGGTCAGCTGCTTGCCGATGTACCCGGCCTTCTCCTGGGTCAGGTCGATCTCGATGGCCTTCGTGGTGTCGCGCAGCGCCTCCTTGCCGGTGATCTTGGTGCCGGTGTTGGCGTCAACGCCGTGGATGACGGCCATGTCAACGGACCGGGCGATCGCCTCGGCGAGGAAGTTCTGGATGCGGGAGTACTCGCCGAGCGGGTCCGCCTGGGCGGTCTCCATCGAGTACAGGATCATGGTCGCGACTTTGATCGGGGTCACGGTCTTGACCTTGGTGGCCATCGTGGTGACGGGCTTGGCCTCGCCCTCGGCGACGACTCCGGCGGTCGCCTGACCGACCGGGATCGGGATCGCGTCACCATTCATGGACAGCGGGACGGCGCCCGCGAGCGTCTGGATGATGGACCCCTTCTTCGCGGTGTCCCAGATGTTCTGGACTACCGTCTTGGGGAACGCATCGGAGTTGCCGACGTTGGTGTCGAGAATCTTCCTGATGGTCTCGATCTTGGCCTCGTTGTCAGCCATTCTCGCCTCTTCCTAGTCGTGGAAAACGAATCAGACGCCCAACAGGGCCCTGGCGAATTCCATTGTCTCAGTTTCCTCGATGTCAGGTGATGCATCGACGGCCGGGTCCCGGGGGACAGTGGCGGTCTCGTCACTGGATTCCCGGAGGGCGTTGAGGAGCTCGACCTTGGCCTGCCACGAGTCCTGGTCGTCTCCGAGCAGGGGAGCGTACTTGGCGGCGAGACCCGCGTCGGTCACCGCCTTGGCACGAGCTTCGTCGAGAGCTCGGGAAGCGAGAGCCTTCTCGGCCTCTTCGAGACGGGCTTTGAGGGCGGCGTACTCCTCGGCGGTCGGAGTCTTCTCCGGGTCGGCGTTCTCGGCCGGAGCCTCCTCGGCGGCCTCCTCAGGGGAGGACTCCTCGGCAGGCTTCTTCTCCGGGTCGGCGTTCTCGGCCGGAGCCTCCTCGGCGGCCTCGACGTCAGTGGCCTTCTCCTCGACCTGCTCCGTCTCCTCAACGGACTCGGCCGGGTCGGTGTCGTGAGTTGTGGGGCGACTCATCGTTTCCTTCTCCGATACATCTCGCGGTTCATGGCGTTCACGGCCTCGCGGCCATGCAACCGTCCCTTACGGACGACCTCATCATAAGTTCTCGCCGCCTCTTCCTGCGCCGCCTTGCCCTCCCATTCGCGGGACGTGAAGACCGGGACGACGGTGCAGTGGCAGTGGTCGTGGAACGCGTCGGCCCTCAGCCCGGCAGTCTCCGACGTGTGATAGACGGGGCCGCGGGCCGCGAGCATGACGCAGAAACCGCACGGCCCGTTCTGGGACGGGTGCACGACGCGGGCCCACGCGAACGGGCGGGCGATGACCTTCCCATCGAGGGAGCGCCTCGATGACGGGACGCCCTCGCGTGTTTCACGCGGAACCTTGATGCCCGCCTCGTCGAGCTCGTCGAGCGCCTCGCCGACACGTTCCGCGATCTCCCCCAGGGCCTCGGCGAGAGTCCGCCGGGGACGACGCTTCTCCGACTCGGCGACCTCGCGGACGATCTCCTTCTTCTCCTTCTCGGGGAACCCGTCCAGGTTCTCCTCTAGGTGCTCTAGACCTTCGACGAGAGGAACACTCGACGGGGCCTTTGAGACCGCGTCGGCGACCGTCCTCCTGGCCGCAGCCTCAACGTGCCCCTCCAGGCGCTCCAGGACGGCCTCCTCCCACCTCTCCGGAGTGCCCCCGGTAGGGATGCCCCGGAGGGCGTACTCGACCGCTCTCTCACCGTATGGGGGCACCTCGGGGATCCACGACTCGTCAGCCCCGTACCGCCTCGCCTGATCCCTCAGGAACAAGGCGGCCGCGGCCCACGCCTTCCGACGGGCCGCGGCGACCTCCGGGTACAGGACCCTTGCCTGCCCCCTCGGGTCACCCTTGCTGCGCCCGTCAGAAAGCCCCCTTACCGTCGGCGAAATGCTTCGCCTGAACGACGCCCTGATGCTGTTGAGCATCAGCCGGAAGATCCTCTCCAGCACCCGGCTCTCCCTCCTCCCGCTCGCCGAGACTCATCCCGGTCATGTCGTGGATGTCCCGGGACAACTGGGCCTCACGCTCCATCTGGGCCGGAGTGAGCCGCATGTACTCGCGGGCCGTCTCCTCATGGATGACGCCCTGGGCCTGGGCCTGGAGTGCGGCCTGCATCTGGGCGGACACGGACGGGGCGGCGGCGTCGCGCCACGTGACCTCGAGGTCCTGGAGCCCTTCCAGGGAGCCCCTGTTCATGGCGACGATCAGCCGGCCGACCTCCTCCAGGGCGTCGGAGAACTGACGCTGCTTGTTCTCCGCCCTCGCGATCAGACGGTCCTTGGCCACGCGGAGAGCCTCAGCGGACGTCGGGTTGTTGTCCGAGGCGACGCCCATCATCGATGGCGGGATACCCGTCATCGCCGAGATCTGTAGTGCGTAGGACCGGTAGGAGGAGATAAACGGGTCCAAGGGGGCCCCGGATACCTGGGTCACGGAAGCCCCCTCGGGGAGCGCCAGGAGCGTCCCCATGTAGGCCTGCATGCGATCCGCGTACTTCTTGACGACCTCCCCGGCACCGTCGCCGACCAGGGCCCTCATCGGCAGGGCGCTGACCTCCTGGGCGATCTGAAGATTCGTCAGAGTCCTGGAGGCCGCGTCGATGACGGTCCGCAGCTCCTTCAGGTCCGACCTGCCGTACCGGTCGGAGATTCGGGCCCGGTTGAACATGGGGACGATACTCATCCCCCACTTGTCCTTCCGGCCCGCGACCTTCGCCCACCCGGACTGGTTCTCCTCGTACATGGTGACACCGTCGGGCGTGTAGTAGGAGGCGCCCTGCTTCCCGTTCGGGAGCCGGTAGCGTGCGATCCCCTCGATAGGCTTGCCCGAGTAGTCGATGCGGACGCGGCCGTGCTTCGCGTCGATAGCGCGGATGGTCGCGTACTCGTGGTCCTTGTCCGGAGGGGCGACGACCCAGAACACGAGGCCAGCGGCGATAGCCTCAGCCGCAGCCAGGTTGAACTGGGAATCCATGTTGTTGTACTGCCAGGTCTCCCGGATCAAGGCGATATCCTCGTCCCGGTCCTGGTCGGGGAGGATGAACCCCGATGGGATGAGAACCTCGGTGAGCACGTCGATGGCCATCTTCGCGAACGGAGCTTGGATCTCCAGGACGCGCGCCGACTGGGGCAGACTGATACCAAGGGCGTCGAGGCGCGAGTTCCCCTCGTAGTGCGCCTCGAACCGCTTCGGCCTCAGGGCCCCGGTCTGGAACCGCTCCAGCATCTTCTCGAAACTCATATGAGGATCTCCCACTTCCCGGGCCCCTTGGAGAGCTTCTCCCACTCGGGGGACTTCTTAACCTGTCGGTACAACATCCTGGCTCCGATCATACAGACAGCGAGGTCGATCTTCCGTTGCGACTTCGGAGATTCCTTCTTCACGGAGATCAGTCCCCGATACTCGTTCTCACGGCAGTTGGACACGTGTTCCCCGAGGGCGGAGTCGCCGTCATGGGTGAAGGCCTTCTGGTCGATCTCCGTCCTGGCCGTCTCGGCGGCCTCGGCGAACTGGTAGGCGTGGGAGCGCATGTCCCATGCGATCGGCGACGCGGACATGCCGCCCTTCACGGCGTGGCAGATGAGGTCCTTCCCGTAGTCCTCTGGCCAGGCGACGCGAACGAAGGACTCCCACTCGCGGACGTCGGCCCAGAACGCGATGACGTGCCAGCGTTCGAACGCGAGCCGAACCCCGGCATCGACGGCGGCAACATCCACGTTCTTGGAGGAGCGCAGAGGACGCCAGTGGCCAATCTTGAAGATGTGCCCGTCGGACATGCAGCAGCCAACGAGGGCCGTGTGGTCGTTCGACTTCGACCCGTCGAAGAACATGACGATGTCCTCGCCGTCCTCGACCTTGCGTTTCTTGTCGGACAGGAGGACCCAGGCGTCGAGGGGGCACCAGGAGTGCTCGGCGGCGTTGGGCCGGTTGAGGAAGAAGCGGCGGGACCTCGACTCGGGGTACTCGGGGGACCAGATCTGCTCCTCGATGGTCTTCAGGTCCACCCACGGGCAGTCCTCGTAGACGAACGAGAGGCCCTCTCTGAGGCTGATCTCGCCCTTCTTGGGGTCATTGGTCAAAGACGTGTTCGCGGGCGCTATACGGGCGTCGTAGAGGATCTTCATGTCACCCCTGGTGAGCCCGTCCTCTTGGTCGCACCAGGAGTCGAACGTCGATTCGGCGACCGTCTGCTGGCCCGGAATCCATGCGTTTGACGTCTCGACGACACGGGACCCGAGCGACTTCGATGCGTTCTGCCTCATGGTCGCCATGAGTTCCGGTCCGCCCAGGCCGGGAGTCCAGTGCTCGGTCTCGTCGGCGACCTGGAAGGACACCTCGGCGCCTTCAAGAGTGTGCGCGGAGGAGGTGACCTGCTCGAGGCGCCCCGCCTTCGGCGTATCGATGTAGGTCTTCCCCGGGTCGAGCGAGTACTTCGCCGCCAGTTTCGTCTTCTTGTTGCAGAAGGCTCTCACCATGCGCATCGTGTTCGCTGTCTGCCGCTCCGACGTGGCGACGACATGCACGAGAGGCATGGACACCGGCTTGCCGATCACCCCACCAAGGGCGTCGTCGTCGAAGTCGTCGAGGCGGACCGGGCCGAGGAGCTCGGCAAGGGCGAGGGCGGCGGCGAACGGGGACTTTCCGGATCCTTTGGCGAGGCGGCGGACGCCATGCCGGTAGAGGAACCGGCCGTTCTCATCGACCTCGTAGAAGTGCAGGAGGAAGTTGATCTGGCCCGGTGTCGGCTGGAAGGCGTTCCCGGCCTTGGGGCCGTTCGGCTGGGTCAGGTTGTCGATCATCCATGCGGCGACCCAGTAGCCGAGAGTCCTCTCGGGCAGGCCGTCGGGGAGTGTGTGGAGGCGCTCCCGTGGGGCGAGGAGCGCCTTGCTCATGCTTCCTTCTGTCTGGCTTCGAGGAACTTCTTCATGGAGGCGACGCCAGCGGACTCGATCTCCTCCTCGCTGTGGCGGTCGAGCTCGATGCGGACTCGACGCCGGTCCCCCTCGGTAAGGAGCAGAGAGGTCATCATGGAGTTGATCGCGGTGAGCATCTGCGCTCCTCGCCGCCCGGAGGCCTTGTAGTGCGAGATGTCGTCGCAGAGGGAGTACAGGACGGCCCAGTCGGACGGCTCGTAGTAGACAGCTTCACCGGACTTCTTGGCCCCATCCCAGACCATCTTGGCGATCGGGTGCCAATCTTCGTCGGGCTCGGGAATGAAGTCGAGGTTCCCGGATCTGCCTTGCGTCAGGCCGTTCTTGCGCTTCCTGGCGCGCGTCGTCCTGTGGCCCTCGTCGGAGCGCTTGGGGATTGGGCTCGGCATGGTCTCCTCCTCACAGGTATCCGGGGTGCTTCGGCGGTGGCTTGCGTCTGGCTCGCTTCGGCCGGGTCCATCCTCCTCGTTTCCGGGATTCCTTGGACTGGGCTGCGGTGCGGCGCATGTGGCAGGTGCGGCACAGGGAGCGCAGGTTGCCGATCGAGTGGTTCTGCCCCGGGCTTATGTGATCGACTTGATTGGCCGGTGCTCCGCAGAATACGCATTTGCCGTTGTCTCTTCTGAGGACTCTGGCTCTTATTTTGTTCCAGTCGGCCGGTAATTCGCTTCTGCGTCGGCTCTCATTGTGCCACATTCTAGTCTCACAGAATGCTCTTGTTGATTGTGAGGATGCTGCGCCTCTTGTTGAGGACGAATTCGCGGTCGCGGAGGGAATTCACGGCCCGGTAAATGGTTGCGAGCGAAAGGCCGGTTGTCTTGACGAGCTTGTCGTAGGTGACCGCGTCGTCGTCCTCGATGAATTCCAGGAAGGCAAGTGCGATGAGGACGAAGCGGGCGTGCTCGGTGAGGGGCTTGTCTGTCTGGTAGGCGAACCTGACGGCTGCGGCGAGGTCTAGTGCGGCGCTCATAGCTAGGAGCCTACACCCTGGTCGGCGGCGAGTCAACCCCGGGCGGCGTGTCGGGTCGGGGTCGCGCGCGCACGTGTGCACGCGCGCGCGTAACTCTCTCCGAACGTAGTGAGGAGAGAGTTCTTCTTAGGTTCTTTATCTTCTGTCGGTCATTTTGAATGACCCCCTCCTTCATTTTGAATGACCCCCTCCTTCATTTTGAACGGTGGTTGCGGCGCCTCCTTCACAAACTATGAGACTGGTGTCACATGTTGCCCGGGTGGTTGACGTCCCACCCCCGGCGCCCTACGATGGACCTGCGACCACCACACAGCACACCAACACTCCACGAGAGAAGGGCGGCAAATGCGACAAACCCACCACAGAAAGGAGAAAACAAAACCAACCACCACCCACGAAGAAACCATTCCACAAAACACGCACAACCACACAACAGGACCATGAACATCACCATTCAACCCACATCAGTCTGGGACATCCGCCCCGGAGATCCAATACGACACATGCACTCCACCTGGATCGTCACACAAACCCACCACCACGGCGCAGGATTCACCATCGACCTCCAACGCACCGACCGAAAACGAATGCCCAGACTCCTCAGAACACACTGGACAGAAGACCTCACACTCGACCTCATCACAAGGAAAGACTCATGAGCATCCTCGCCGACAGCACACTCCAGGCCCTCATCGACTCCTACGGACTCATCCGCAGCCGCCGCCCCATCAACATCCAACCCGCCAGCATCGAGATGCACCTCGGCACCACCTACATCGACAACGTCGGCACCCTCGACGAAGAGACAGGCGCCATCACCGAAGACCCCCTCGTCATCCAGCCCGGAGAGTTCCTCCTCGCCACCACCGAGGAGTACGTCCACATCCCCAACTGGCTCGTTGGCCGCCTCGAAGGCAAGTCCTCCTGGGCCAGGAAGGGACTCGCCATCCACGTCACCGCCGGCTTCATCGACCCCGGCTTCCAGGGAGAGATCACCCTCGAGCTCATCAACTTCTCCAAGTCCCCCATCTCACTGATGCCAGGGACACGGATCGCCCAGCTCACCTTCCTCGAGCTCGACCGCCCCGCCACACGCCCCTACGGATCCGACGGACTCGGCTCCCACTACCAGGGGCAGACCGGGGCAACAGCGTCCGCAATCAAAACGACACCAGCTCGCTAGTTGACAGCCGACGTAGCGCGGGAGTAGACTACAGACAACAATAAAGGAGAACACAGCAATGCCCGCACTACTCACCATCCAGCAAGTCGCCACCGAACTCGGCTGCTCCAAACAGTTCGTCTACGCCCTCGTCAAGCGCGACGCCATCAAGCACTACAGGCTCGGCACCGGCCCCCGCGGCACCATCCGCATCAGCCGCACCGACCTCGACGACTACCTCCAACAGTCACGCCTCGGCCGATAAACAGCAGGGCGGCCACCCCAACCAGATGACCGCCCTGCACGAACGCCGACCGCCGCGCTACTTACAATCGACGAACCGGAGTATACACAAACCATGTACCTCTCGCAACTCACCCCCCTCATCTACCTCCACGCACGCCAAGACCTCAGCAGAGGCGAAGTCAACATCCTCCTCGCCCTCTCCACCCTCGCCGGCGCCCCCATCTTCATCAGCCAGAAGCGCCTCGCCAAGATCGCCCGCACCGGCACTAGCTCCGTCTACAGGCACCTCAACGCCCTCAAAGACAAGAACCTCATCGTCACCGACACTCACAACGGCACCGACACCCTCGACTACTACATCGACTGGCGAGCCACCCTCGACGAAGACGGACGCATCCGCTACGACAACTCCTTCACCGTCGAAGAGACTGGAGCCAACACGCTCCCCTCCTCCAAGGAGAACAACCGCCGCAAATGGGGCGACGACACCCCAGAACCCCCCAAGACCACCGCTGCCCCCGCCGCCAAGACCGCCCCCAAGAACGGTACACGCCTACCCAAAGACTGGACCCCCAGCCCAGAACTCGCCGACTGGACGCGCCGCGAAGCACCAGCCGCCGCCAACCCAACCGAACTCGAAACCTTCCGCGACTACTGGGCAGCCCAACCAGGCGCCAGAGGACGCAAACTCGACTGGGACGCCACATGGCGCAACTGGGCCAGACGCACCAACAAAACCACGCCACGCCGCAACCAGGACCAGATGCTCCACGACATGCGTGCACAAGCCATCGCCTGGGACCAAGCACAAGAAGACCAACACCTCCTCCCCGCCGGATACTGGAGCGAACCATGATCTCAGCCTCAGTCACCGCAGACATGCTCACATACCTCGTCGCCGCCGGAACCACCACCGCCAAAGACGCACAAGCACCAGTCTGGGCCGACTACCTCAACGCCGAAATCCCACACCTCCGCTCCACCGAACTCCGCCCCGCCGCACGGCGAGCCATCAAAGACTGGGACACCAACGGACGCGGCTGGCAGATCAACGTCGAAACCATCGCCAAAGCCATCCGAGCACTACGAAAGGAACGCCTCGAACACCACAACCGCAGCAACACCGGCACTCACTTCCCAGACGGCCTACGAGACGAACCCGAAACAGCCTGTGCCTGGCTCACCGCCTGGAACGCAGGCATCGGATCCGGACTCGCCGGCCCCCAAGCCGAACAACACGCATGGACCACCATCGGCCGCCGACCGTCGCCGCCACAACTCCCGGCCGACAACACGCACGGCAAGGAGAAAGCCCGACGCATCCTCAAGGAACTCGCCAACAAGAAATCAAAGGACGCGCCATGACAAGACTGCAACTCTACTGACAAGCAATTAACAGTTACCCCACGAACAGGAGACGAAACATGCCCTACTACCGAAAGAAGCCCATCCCCATTGAGGCCCGCCAGTACACCGGAAGTAACTTCCTAGAGCTCCAGGACTGGAGCAACGGCCATGTGAAGCGCTCCATGTACGACGACGATGGCGTTTTCGTCCACTCGCTCGAAGGGCCCATGTGGTTCAACGAAGGCGCCTACATCATCAAGGGTATCCAAGGCGAGTTCTACCCCTGCCAGAAGGACATCTTCGAAGAGACCTACGAGAAAGTGGACTGACATGCTGTACGCAGTAGAACCGACACTCGCGTCCGAACTGAATCGAGGTGCCATTGTCCGCAGAGGCTGCCGGAACTTACGTGTGACCAAAGTGACCACATCCGATCACCGCGTCCACGTCACCGGCTTCCCACACTACGACGACGACATTGACGTCGGCGGAGTGCGGCGTGAGATTAAGAATCGACCAGAGTCCCACTTCTGCCTTAGAACCGACGAACTCATCGACCGCGTCATCTTCTCCAGGGAGCGTGCAGAGTTCGGCCTGGAAGACGAGACCTGACGTGCGCTACCTAGTGGAACCGACCCCCGTCACGGAACTCAAGGAAGGCGACATCATTTACTCACCCGACAACACATTCCGTGTGAAAAAAGTCAGCCAGGTCACTGAGGGCCACGTCATCGCCTACTACACCCCGCGCTTCAAGAAGACTACGACCAGCACAATGTGCCCCAACGACGAGAAGTTCACCCGAGTCATCGAGGTCCAGGAATGACCTGCCGCCCCGCTGACCTCCACCCCGGCTACTTCATCTCACTGTCAGGCTGCGACTACGAACTGATATCGATAGACCAGACCGACGACTTCACTCCTTGTACATCGAACACCTCGACACCCGCAGACGTGCACTGATCGTCGTCCACTCATCCGTACCGATCACCAGAACCGGCTGAAAGGAACCAGCTATGTACACCATCACAGACCTCAAGGAATACCTTGACAAGTACGACGACAGCTTGCCGATCGTTATCAGGGCCGATACGAAATGCGAACTCTACGACGACGCTGGCCCCCTCGACCTCGAGGAGCACCTCACCTTCGAACCCGTGTCGCTCATGCTCACTGAAGACGCTGATTGCTGGGGGCCCGACGACGGCGGCAGCAACCGCATCCGCATCAAGGCCCTCTCCTGGAAGGAGAACTAACATGGAGCCACTGATGACTGAAGCCGTCGGCCGCATCACCTACGGTCCGCACGAGCCCACCTCGTTCATACTCTCCGACGATCTCCTCGAAACTTCCCTTGGAGACCGGGTCTACGTCCGCGTGGGGGACAAGAGGCATCGCATCCTGGCCCTGAACACCCTCGTGGCCACCGGCGAGGTCGAGATCGAGTGCGAGGAGGTTGACTGACATGAACTCGACACCGGTCATCGACATGTTCTCCGGCACCGGTGAACTCGCCCGGGCCGTCTCCGCTGGCCTTGTCGAACCCACTCGCCCCGTGTCGTTCTCCGACACCTACGGGCCCGCCCGCAAGTACCTGAGGCACCGCTTCCCAGACGTCGAAGTGTGCAAGGACTTCCGCGACCAGATCGTCTCGGAGGGTTCCATCGTCACCATCGGGGCGCCCTACCAGGACCTCTCCGTCGCAGGCAAGGGCGCCAGGGCCGAACGGGGCTCCGGAACTCGTAGCAGCCTCATCCACGAGGCCCTTGACAAGGCCGTAGCGGGCGGCGCGGACCTCATCGTCGCGGAGAGCGTCCCCGGCGGCCACAGCACCTACATCTCCCTCGCCGACTGGCTGGCGAAGAAGTATGGATACCGCACCACCGTCTCCTCTGCCGGCGCCTGGGAGGTCGGGGCTCCACACCGCCGCGAACGCATCATGCTCGTCGCCGCCCGCCGCCGCTTCGCCGTGCGGCGCACGGCCACCGCCCGGCAGACCGCCCCGCGGTGCATGGCCCCCACGCCCACGGCCTCATCCTCGACAGGCCCCGGACGGTCCGGGCGCAGTGGCGGCGTCAACCTCCAAACCTGGGTCCGCGAGGGCAACTCCCCCCATCTACTCGACCTCATGCTCTGGGCGCGCATCACGGGCCGCTCCGTGCCCCGCTTCGAAGACGGCACGGGTCGTCTCAACGCTGCCTTCGCCGAGTGGCTCATGGGGCTGCCCTCCAACAACGCTGCGAACCTCTCCCGCACCGCCCGCATCCGTCTCGCCGGCAACGCGGTCGTCGGCTTCCAGACCCACCTCATGCTCCAGCGAGGACTCACGGCCGTCAACGACACGAACTTCTCCTTCGGCAACGAGAGTGTCCCCCTCGATCCCCCCCCCTCACTCAACGAGAAGGGCCCCATCCGATGATCATCGCCATCGAACCCACGCCAGCCGAAGACCTCCATGTCGGCGACCGTATCCGCCAGAACGGCCTCATCCGAGAAATCACCAAAATCGAACGAGGCCGGGGAGAGCTCGACCTCCACATCACCGCCACCATCGGCGAGAACAGCCACTACGTCAACGTCTTCACCACCTACGACGACGAAGAATACGACCGAATCATAGGGGTCTACGGTGTTGACACGTACGACAGAATACGATACTCTCTACAAGAGACGCAGGAGAACACACCATGACCCGCTACACCGTCGGAGACCACTTCCGCACCGACGCAGGCACCGCCCGCGTCACCGGCGAACACATGGAACCCAACGAAGACCGCATCCTCCAAGTCACCATCGACACCTACGACCAGACCTTCGACGTCATCGACTGGATGCTCGACAGCCCCGAATTCGAGTACATGGGCCGCGAACAGCCATCGACGTAACAAAACAGCCAACAGGGCACTACCGGGTGGACCAGCCCCCCAAACCCGAGTATGCTACGTGCTAACAGACCACGAAGGAGAAGGGGCCATGAGATTCCACGTCAACCTCCCAGGACCATTCAGCGTCAGCACACGCATCCCCGGCACCGGACGCCGCCGCTACTACACCACCAAACAGCGGCCCAGCGCCCTCAAAGCCCTCGCCGACATCGGCCGAGCCGAACGCCAACGCAAAGCCGCCGCCCAGCAACAGGCGGCACGAGACGCCCGACTCCAAGCCTGGCACCAGGAATGGCAAGCCCGCGAATGGCAGGATGAACTCCGCCGCCAAGCCGAAGCCCGCGCCTACCAGCAATGGGCATGGAACCAAGAACAACAGCGCCTCAACCAACAACGGGCCCGCATGGACGCAGCCCGCGCCGTACGAGCCACCACACCCCACCGCCGAGGAAACCACACACACCAAACCATAGGAGGCGCCACATGGAAGACCCCCTCCCCAAACAACCCTGCCCCGTCTGCGGCACCCTATTCACCCCCCGCAGCCCCAAGCAGACCCTCTGCTCACCCCAATGCTCCGACCTACGGTACAACCGCAAACGTCGCCGCAAGGCCGCAGAACAAGCCCGCCAATGGCGCAAGGAGAACCCCGAGCGCGCCCATGCCACAGCCCGCGCCTACCGGCAATCTCACCGCGCCCAGGAGGCCGCTCGCGTAGCACGATGGAGGAAGAGCCGACGAGGCTACGCCTCCCACAAACTCTCCCAGTACAAGCAGCAAGTCAAGCGACTCAAGACCCCGCCCAAGGACTTCGACAGCCAGGCCCTCATCCTCAAGGCCTACCAGGTCGATGCCCTCGAGCTCTGGAAGAACAGCAGCCAGACCTGCATCGTCTGTGGAGACCTCATCGACGAAGGCGTCAGCCACCCAGACCCGATGAGCCGCACCATCGAGCACATCATTCCCATCGCCAGGGGAGGGAAGCACGAGGAATCGAACATCGCGTTCAGTCACCTCGGCTGCAACCTCAGGAAAGGGCGGCGGCTGCTTGACGAGCTGGATGGTTAGCTCTACAATTACTCTGATGTAGCCCCGAGTTACAGGAAGTGGTCTCCTGTACTTGGGGCTTACTCGCAATCTGAAAGCGT